CTCGGTTTCCCACGGCGCGTTGGCGATCTCGTCCCGCCCCTCCTGCCACAGCCCGCGAAGGGCGAAGGTCTCGCTCCTGAGCTTGGCCCCGTTGAGAGCATCCTCGCGGATCTTCTCGCTCGCCTCCCACCGTGTCCGCTCCGCCCAATCCGCCCCCTGCCACCCTTGATCGACGGCATACTGGGTGAGGTTCTCAACCGTCGCCAGGTCTCCGGCCCGCATCGCCCGCATGATCTCCGCGTTGTTCGATTCGTTCGCCAAGCCGATGACCCGCTTCGCCGCGTCGAGGCCCACCCGGAGGCCGTGCCGGTTGCCAAAGCTGATGACCCGAGCGGAGATTTGGTCCTTCGCCGCCGGGGAAAGATCCTCGCCGGAAAGCAGGTCGTTCTGGATGCGCTCCATGCGGCCGTTCCACTCCGGCTCCCACCGGTTCGGGTTGGGCTCGGTCAGCTTCCAAGCCTCAAAGTCAGCCACCTCCCGGTCCATCGCCTCCCCGGCCTCGGAAACCTTGCGGAAGTTCCACGCCTCCGCGATTCGCTGGCGCACGTCGAACATGGCCTCCCCGAGGTTGCCGACGCCCTGCCCCAGGTTCTGGAGCCCTCGGGCGCTTGCCTGACCCAGTTCTGGCGAGACGTTGGCGACGGGCTGATTGATTTCGCCCAGCGCATCCGCCAAGGACGCGATACCGCGCAGGGCGGTGGACGCATCGACCCGCAGACCCTGCTGGGACTCCATAGCCGGAGCCACCGGCTGGGCCGGTCCCTCTGCTCGATATTGTGGAATGATGGGCATTTTAGGGTCGTGCTTCGAGTTTCTTGACGGCTTCGAGGATGAGGGCGCTCTGCTCCTTGATGTCCGCAAGCTGGTCCTCGGTGCGGTCGAGGCGCTTGTCGATTTCGTGGAACTGCGCCTGCGAAGGAGGCGGCGCGGCGTCGAACTTCACCGCCCGAGTTTCCAACTGCGCGACCTTGGGCTGCAGCTCGGCGATCTCCTCGCCATGCTCCGCCTGCACCTGGTTGACGGTGAAGACCCACCCGGCCACCGCCAGCCCCGCCGCAGCAAGGCCGCCCAGAGCCCATGCGATGACCTTGAGAGCGGATCCCGCGTGGTTGATTCGCTCCAGCGCCTCAAAGAATTCGTGCTGTTCCTGTTCGCTCATGAGGTTGAGTTGTAGGCTCATCGCCAAATGGGTGATCCCGCCGGACGCGCAGTCACGCCGGGGAGGTTCATGCCGAGGTAATCGCTGGTGTAGTTCTGCTGGAGCAGGCCGCCGACGCCGGTGAGGGCCGATGCGAGGGCCGAGGTGGTCGCCCCTTGGGCGGCGTCCATTCCGGCGAGGCGCTTCATCTCCGCCTGCTGGAGGGCCATCTGGTAGGCGGTCTGGGCTCCGATGCGACCGAGCTTGTTGGCAGCCATGGAAAGAGCCGCTCCCCGTTGCCCCATTTGGTAATCAGCTCGGGCGCGGGCGGACCCGAGGGCGGCCCCGGCCTCCATCATGCCTGCGCGGGCGAGGGTGTCGTTGCGCTCGAAATTGGCCGCATCCTGCGCGTCCTGCACCTCCAGGGCAAATTGGGCTGCGGATTCGGCCATGACTTCCAAGGGGCTGCCGGACATGAGGATGCCGCTCGCCGCCGTGGCCGCCTGCTGCCGCCCTTCAAACTCATCGAAGGCACGCATCTTCCGGCGGATCGCCTCCCGGCTCGATGCCGTGCGGGCCTCGGCAAAGTTCCGCAGCCGCTCGGCGTTTCTCTGCTGGGCCTCGTTCTCGGCAAGGGCGAGGCGCAGGTTGGTGCGGTTCGCGCCACGCTGAATGCCGATACCAACCCGCTCAAGGCGGAGCTGGTTGAGGGTCGTCGCCCGCTGCTGGGTCGCGTTGGCGGCGTCAATCGACGCGTTGATTGACGCGGTCTGTGCGTAGCGGTTCGCGCTCCCCAGTTGCCCGAGAACCCCGAGGCCGCCGCCAATGGCGGAAATGAGTGTGGGGAGAATCATCATGTGCCGAGGACTTCAATTTTTGGAATCACCGCAAGGATGTTGCACGGGAGCGGGAGGGTCTGGCGGAGCGTGAAGTCGATACTGGTCTTGTGTGCGCCAAGATTGGTGATGTCAACCATTCCGGTATACAAAGGCTCGGCCTCGCCGCTGTTGGTTTCGGTGGACCGGCCAAGCACCTCAAACCACTTTGAATCGGTCGCGGACGGGTCGTCGGCATACTGCGCCCCGAAGGTCTTCCAGAGGTTTAGCGTGGCCCGCTTCGCCACGAAGCGCCGCCCCTGCGCCGTGCCGTTGCCCATGCCCACTTCGATCTTCGAGGGTTGGAGCCGCGAGACGTAGGGGATCCCAGCGATCCGCACCGACGCCGCCGTTCCGATGGAGACTTGGCCGGAGGAGACGACCTTGGACTCCTCGACGCCGGCGTCCGCAAGGATGGCCACCGTTGAGCCGTTGAGGTGGCTAAGGCCGGAAATGGTCGTGCTGGGCGAGCCGGAGACAAGGACCGCCGAATCGACGTAGACCAGTTCGTCGGCGTTGTCCTCGTCGAGCTTCGCGAAATGGTCCGGGTCGAACCGCTCGATGAGGCGAGTCCCTCCCCGGTTGACGACCAGCCAGACCTGGTCGGCGTCCCCTTCGTCCCCGTAGATCACCGCCACGGATTCGACCAGCCCCGTGCCGGAGGTGTGGCGAGCCCAGGCAATGACGCTCTGGTCGGGCTCGTAGGTGAGGGAGAGCAGGACGCCATCGTTTCGCACCGCCCAAATGATCGGGTCGGGCTGTTGCTGGAAAGCCATCTGCCGTATCCCGGAGCGGGTGATGTGTTCGGCCAACAGGGTCAGGTCGCTGGCGACACCCTCCCCTCCCTGTCCGTAGCTGAACTGGCGCAGCTTCCGCGCACCCCGCTGGAGGAAGAGCAAGTTGTTGGCCGCGACGAACGCCTGGCGGTGCGTTGAGCCAAAACGCGATTGACGCCGGACGAAGATGTTGCTCGGCGTGATCGCCGTCTGCTGCGATGTAGCCGCGGTCCACTCCTCACTTTGCGTGAAGATGACGAGGTTGGAATGCGACACCAGGCTTTGAATCGCGGAGCCCTCCTGCGCGGCCAGAGTGAAGGCGAGCGCATCATTGTCGAAGGCACCCCGGCGGAAGTTCTCGTAGTCACCGGTGGCGGAGGCCCAGATGGTGTTCGGCTGGAGTTCCGTCCCGCCAAACCAGAGACGCTGTTCGTGGAAGCAGACGGCCCGAGGCCACCCGGCGTATTCAGCCCATGCCTCAATGGCCCATTCGGTCGTTGCGGCGGTCGAGTCGAAAGGAAGCTGCACGGCACAATCAACCACTGGGAGCGATTCGTTAAACCCAATACCGTCACTGATTCGTGCGTAGCCGACGCGGCGGGAGTCTCCGGCTTCGAGGTAGGCAACGGGTGACGCCCCGGAAGGCGTTGAGGTGTGGGTCACGTCGAGGCGAAGGTCGGTCGCCTCCTGAGTTGCCGAGCTGAACACAATCTGCCGTCCGCCGGTTTCGGCGGTGAACTCAAACGAGCGCAGGGTCGTCCATGCTCCGGCCTTGTCCTTGGCCTGCACCCGCAGCGTTCCGGTGAAGGTTCCGTAGGTGAAGACTTGGTAGGATCCAAGAATGTTGACCGCGTCACTGCTTGCGGTCCCGCCCAGCGCCAGTTTCACATGACTCGCCGCACGCCGTTGCGACAGCATGATCCTTGCGCCGGTGTATTTGCCATACTGAAGCGTGTCAGTGAACGGATCCGCCGTAAAGTTGATGTTTATGGAACTTCCCGATGTTGCCGAAGGGGTGGCAGTGACGCCGGAATTGTTGGTGTCTCGAAAGGCGGGGAAAGACCAGCTGACTCGCGACCACTGAAAAGTGTCCGCGTTGAAGTTGGCGCGGAAAAATCGCTCCAGCTTCTGGGGTGGATACTTGGGGTGCGCGAAATAGGCCAGGTTCCCCAACTGCGCGATCTGAACCTCGAAGAGGTCGGCGGCCAGATAGGGCGTGGCAAGCTGGAGCGGAAGGTTGTAGGGCAAATTGACTTGGTCAATGAACGGAGTTCCGTCGTCGTTGTAGATGCGGACATACCCGTCCCCGAAGGCGAGAATGTAGCGGGTCGTGGCTGAGACGTTGAAGTCGAAAAGTCGGATCGGCTCTTGGTTGGTGAGCGAGGCCAGTTGCCAGGCACGGTTTTCATCTTCCCAAACCCAGTAGTCTCCGATGGGATGCCCAATGTCCGCGCCGGAGGGAGGGCGGGTCGAGGTCAGGTTGCTGGTTCCGGTCACATCAGACCAAACAAGGATCCCAGCACTTGTTGAATTTCGTCTCCAGAGTTTCCGGTTATTGCGGACCCAATACGATTCGCTTGTGTAAGCACCGGCGTTGGTGTAGCCCTGCGAGGAATTGTTGCTTTCGGTCGGGATAGTGATCCCGTCGAGATTATTCTTTGCGGTAGACAAAGCCCAGGTTGCCGTAGCGGTGGTGGATGCGGTGCATACGTAGACCGCCCTGTTGGGCTCATCAATCCACACCGAGTTCACGACGTAACCTTGCGAGTTGTTATTGGCCGACGTTGGTGGTCCGTTTCCGTCCAGCTTGTTCTGCACAGTGACCAAAGTCCATGTCCATGGCGTCGATGCGGTGACCTTGTAGACCGTCTTGCCGTCATCCTCAAGGTAAAGCGTATTGGCCGGGTAGAACTTGCCAACATCGAACCAAAGAGAACCGACTTGATAACCATCTCCAGAGTCGTCAGATGGAATCGGAAATGTCGTTGCGGTCTTGTTGTGCTGTGCCGTCGAAAGGGTCCACGTCGCCGTGCTGCTGTCGGCACTGGAGCAGGTGTAAACCGCACCGGTGGAAAGATTCACCCAGACCGATCCAGAGGAAAAACCCTGGGTCGTGTTTGCGGCATTGGTAGGATTGGAGGCGGTTGAATATTCCACCTTCGCCGTGACCACGACCCAATCGGCGTCATTTGCTTCCACCCCATTGGCACGGAAAACTGTCGGAGGGGGTGGAGGATTTCCATTGGGAAACAATAGCCGGTGGTCGCGATTTACATTCTCCACCCAATCCGCCAAAGCGTGCTGGGTCGCGAGATACATCGTGCCGGGCCGACGAAACGCGCCGCCGTAGATCTTCGGAATGAAGTTCTCCAGAATGCGGCAGGAGAACGGGTGCTTCGCCTCGTCCACACGGGCGTCCATGAGCGGGGAGAGTTCCCCGGCGTTGAAGCTGTTTCGATGGACGTGGATGCTCATCAGGTCTTGATGATGTAGTTGAGGATGATGGTCGGCTGGAGTGACGACGCGCCTCCCGTGGGAGTCGTGACTGAGGTGACGCGAGTCGCACTGCCGCCAGTGGTTGTGGTGCTCGCCGACGAACGCGTGATCGAGTGCGAGTGAGTTTCTGCTCCGCCTGCGTTTCCGAGGATGTCCCCGTCGAGAGATGCCGTTGTGAGTCGCCCGGCATTCCCTCCGCCTGTGCCGACGGTGTTGTTCATGTCATCACGCCCGGCTGCGACACGACCACGAAGGTCGGGGAGGGTGAAGGACGACGCATCGACGGACCCGTAGGTGGTTCCGATGGCGGTGAAAAGGTCGGCGTAGGTCGTGCGCGAAACAGACGATCCGTCGCACCATAGCCACCCGGCGGGGAGTGCCATTCCGGCATAGGGAGTCACCATCCCGGTGAGGATTCCGAACCCATCATTTCCTCGCTTTGATACAGTGAACCCGTGCGCGGCGTTGATTGAGCCGAACGATCCCTGGATATTTTTCGCACTGACTTGAATCGCCCCGGTGCCCGTGCCGAATGTTGATACCACCTCGAACGAGATATGGGTCGTTGCCGAACTCGCGTTGACGTAGTCACCCGCAACCAAACTGAGAGCAGGTATAAACGTGCCTTCGTTGAAAAAAATGGTGAAGCTTGCTCCCGGTGACGGACTCCCGAATGAAACAGAAAAAATCGTCCCGAACGGATTCGAGTTCCCGTCCGTTGTTCTGGTCAGTTGAATGCCGGAAGATGGGCCTTGAACCCCCTGCAACCCCTGCACCCCCTGCTGTCCTTGCGCTCCGACTTCCCCCTTGTCTCCCGTCCGGCTGAAACCCACTTCAAGGACATCCCCTGCGTTGATCGTTCCGACGCTCGACACTGGCGTCACCGAGAGAATCCTGCCTCCGGTGATGCTCGTCGTCGCTCCGGTGATGTTGAAGAGGCGTTGGACTCCGGGTTGGTTTTTCTTGATGATGCGGACCTGCCCCCGGATGGCACTGCTGCTGTCGTCGAACGAATCCAGCCATGCGGTCTGGTCGATGAGATAGTCGTCGGTCGTGCTGAGTAGGATCGCGGTGATATTCGCGAAGGTCGCATTGTTGAAGTTCAAGAAGCGATTGAACGCAGTGGCGGTTGATGTGCCGCTTGAGAATTGGTACTGCGCCCCGATGGAACCGGGAGGTCCGCTCGGAAGGATGAAGCTAAGTTGCTGGGCCGGAGGCGCACCACTGATGGTCACCCCGTAAGCGTTGGAGTCGTAGGACACCGCTGACACGTTCCCAATGCTGAGAAAGTTCGACGGTCCTGCCGGTCCCTCGGGTCCGGTCTGGCCTTGAATTCCTTGAATTCCTTGAATTCCCTGCTGCCCTTGTATTCCGGGCGCGCCTTGGGTTCCCTGCTGCCCCTCGGCAATGTTGAAGACCACACCTCCCCACGCACTGCTTCCCTTCGGACCGTAGATGTTGCCGGTGTCCGTGTCGAGCCAGAAGTCCCCCTCCCCTCCATCTCCCGAGGAAGGTGCGCCTTCGCCTTGTAGCCAAAGCGAACCCACTCCCGCCGGTCCTTGCGGTCCCACCGGTCCCGCCGGTCCTTGCGGTCCGCCCGCCGGTCCAGCCGGGCCTGCCGGTCCCGGAGGTCCAGGCGGGCCGATGACCGTCCTGACGTGGTCGAAGTCGCCGTTCATGGGCCGCACGTTCCGGCCAATGGCCCCGCGCTCCAGCGGATCCGGCGTCCTCAAGCCCTGGTTCGCATCGACCATGCGGGCTTCCTTGAGTCGGCGCTCCGCGTGGCGGTCGATGCCCTGCTTCCGGCCATCGCTGCCCGTGATCTGGAGGCAGGCTGCGGCGGCGAGGCGGTGGGCGAACACGTCCGCGAAAAGGGCGTCCCACTGGCCAGGATTGGTGACCCTCGCCACATAGGTGATCTGCGCCGCCGAGGAGTTGGTGACGAGCATCCCGCCCTCCACCGCAAAGGAGGATTGGCAGGATCCGGCCTCCACCTGGTTGAAGGTTTCAAGTCGGAGGAAGTCTGCCGGAAGCGGGAACTGGTATTGCCACCCGAAGGGCGGAGCCTCGGCGGATTGGGACAGCTCGACCCGCTCAATGGCAAAGTCCCACGCATGAGAGCGCAGGAGCGAATCTCGCACCTGCTCGTAATGGACACCCAGCGCCCGCGAAACCGCAGTCCCGTCGTCCAACGACAGGATGGCCGGCTCCCCGAGGAGGGAGAGGGCGCGGTTGGCGATGTCAGTCTCGGTCATGCCATGAAAACGTGCGCAGTTTGTCCGCCTGCCCCGTCATCGACGCCGTCGATGAGCAAGGCGATCATCGCCTGTTTTGTTGTCGTATCGGTCCAGCTACCAGTGCCGCTGGGTGCGTTAGTCGCGCCCGTGTAAACCACGTCCGCTCCACCGAAAGGCGATCCAGCCCGCCACGTCGCGGAAGGGAACGTGATGACACCGAGGCCAATGTTCGTTCCGCTCGTCGCCTCGACCGCGACGTAATACGTGCCAGGCTCAAGAGTAACCGACGACGCGAAAAGGCACTCTTGGGTCCATGCTGCTGTGTCCGGTGGCACGCTCGCGTGCAACGTCACCGCAGCCAGTTCGGTCTGTCCATCTGCCGCGAAAAGAATCGCTTCCGCCCCAGCGTCGAGATCGACCCAGACCCGCAATCCGACGCACCGCACCCGTGCGCTGATCGTGATTTTGTTGCCTCGAAAATCGGGCGATGATGTGTTGTTGTAGGTTTCGAGGGCGGCAGCATTGATCGGCCACATATGCCGCATCGGCACCGCACTGCCGCTGATGCCGATGCCAAAGCATGGCGCGAGCGTCCCTACGTGCGACCCGGAATCGAGCGCGTAGGGCAGTCCGTTGCCGTGATTGTCGTCGGCGAAGTTCGCGAAACGCACCGCTGACGGTGTGCCGCTGGTTGCCTGGATGACAAAGGCGAACAGGTCTCCCTGAGAAATCGAAAAGGTGCCGGGGAAAGTCACCTCGTAGTCGGCTGCGCCACTGGTGATTGTCACCGTCTGTGATGCGTTCGCATGGACGAGTGTCGAGGTCGGAAGACCGTCCCCAGTGCCGACCGTTTCGAGCCGCACTGTCGCAGTGCATCCGGTTGTTGCCGCCCCAACTCGAAACCACACTCGGTCGATGGTTTGAGTTGACGGCATCTGCATCACGTATGCCACCGACGCAGACGCGGCGTTGAGGTCAAAATTCGTGCCGGATGCCAAAGCGGGGGCCGCCGAAACATTGTTCGGGAAGGCGGGCATCGACATCGTTGGAACGGAGGCAATCATTGGTCGAGACGGGCTTGCACGGTGGCTTCGTAGGCGGCGATGAATTCGGGTTGGTTGCAGGGCCGGGCGGCGATGATCGCGTCAAGGCCGGAAAGAATTGCCGCGACTGCCGCAGAAAAAGCGGACACTTGACTCTCATCGAAACCCGCCGGAGTCGGAATCGCGGCGATGAGATTGCGGGCGAGTTCCTCCTGGCGCCGCTCCATGAGCAGCACCACGGTGTCGCGGAATGGCTCAAAAGGATCGCGGAGCCACTGCGGGAGTGTTTCAAAGTCTGCCGCCATGCTGGCGATTATCTGCTCTCGATCGCTCATGAGGTGCGGGTGACGACGAGGGTGAGGGTGACGCGGCTCACGGTGGTGGCGGAATCGACGTTGAACGCAAGATAATCACCCGCCGACAGGCTCGTCGTCCATCCGGTCAGTGTCGAGGACTGCGAGGTTAGTGCGCTTGATAGAGTCGGTTTCGCCGATCCGGTGATGGCATCACCGACGACCGGAGGGAAGTTGGCGTACGTGTCTCGCCAGACATCGACGACGATCGAACCGGATGCGTTCGCGACGATCTCGACGGAGTTGATCGTGCAGGCGTAGGGCACTCGCAGATAGCCTTTTACCCCCGTGGTAATCGTGCTTCCCGCCCCGTCGATGACGATGCCGAGCTGTCCGTTGGAAAAGGTGGCACCGGCTGGGCCTTGGGGGCCGGTTGCTCCCGCCGGACCGGTCGCTCCCGTTGCACCTGTCTCACCGGCGGGTCCGGTGTCGCCCGTGTCGCCCTTCGCTCCCGCCGGACCGGTCGCTCCCGCCGGTCCGGTGTCGCCTTTTGACGCAATGAGTTGCCAAGACTGCGGCACGTTTGGAGGAGTATTGTTAACGCTGTTGAGTTGGCTCAAAGCCCAGTAGCTCGACCCTTCGTGCGTGACCGCATCGTAGAGGTTGTAGGTCTGGTTGATTGCCCATTCCCCACGGCTATTGAATTGCGGACCGGGGGATCCGCTGGACCCGTCTGCACCCGCCGGACCTGCATCACCCACCGGACCGATCAACGAGTCGAGCCACTGCTCTTCCGTCCCGACAAACCCGTTGGCCAACGCCACCTCGTAGGCGCTGTCACCATCTGCTCCCGCCGGCCCAGCCGGCCCAGCCGGTCCAGCCGGTCCAGCCGGTCCCGGTTGGCCTGTGATCGAATTGCCCGACGGACCCGACAATCCCTGCGGGCCGCGAATGTTGACCGCGGACGCGATGCTTGTCACGAACCCGGTCGCCCCCACCCATACGTTGATGGCGGGCTTTGTTCCCTGCCCGCCGGTCCAATCGACCACCTTCAGAACGCGACGCTCGCCATCGGACTCGACAGCAAAAACGGGAGTCCATCCGTCGTCTCCCTCACTCCCGGACAATCCGTCAGGAATGACGGTCGCGTCATTGATGCTGGAAACGATCCCGTTCGCGCCAACGTAGCCGGTCGAAGGCTTTTCACCGCTCCCGCCAATCCAGTTGGTGATCTGAAGCACCTTGCCGTTGCTGTGGGGTACGGCAGCAAGAACCGGCGACCACCCGTGCGTCCCGGCAGACCAGATCGGGCTCTGGAGGCATTCCCCCACGGACCCGTAGTGCCGCATCCGCACGCCCTCAAGCCCGTCAACGAGTTGGACGCGGCGCTCCCCGGCATCGACAAACGTCGCGCCCCTCATCCGCTGATCGGCAAGCACCTCCATGGCGTCCCGCTTCTCGGTCGAGGAGGTGACATCCAGGGCAATGGCCGAGGCGAGGCGGAGGACCAGCACCTCGACGAAGAGCGGGTCGAAGAAGGTCGGGTCGGTCACCCGGCGGACGTAGGTGATCTTGGCCTCCTCGACATGGGCGAGCAGTTTCCCGGCCTCGATGGTGAAGTCGGCGGCGCACATGGCCGCCTGCACGCCGTTGAACGTGAGAACCCGCAGGAGGTCAGCGGGAAGCGGGTAGGAGTATTCCCATCCGAAGGCAGGAGCGGCCCCGGCGGTGAGCGTGGCCCTGCCCATGGCGAAGTTCCACGGGTGCGCTCTGAGAAGCGAGTCGCGGACCAGTTCGAGGTTCTCGCGGCAGGAGATCGCCGCGGGAGAGTTCTCGGCAATGTCCGTGATTCTGGGCTCTCCGAGCCGGGAGAGCGCCATGTTCGCGAGATCGGTGTTCGTCATTGCCGGAGGAATTGCGGGAGCAGGATTTGAACCCGCGCCACCTGGTTATGAGCCAGGTATCCTGCCAGGCTAGACGATCCCGCGATTGAGAAAAGAAAGCCCCAGGCCGGTGGTCGTTCCGGCCTGGGGCGTGAGGTGGGTCAGTTGACCACGTCGTTGGTCGGAACGTAGGCAACGAGCAACTTCACCACATCACCGTTGGCAAGTGCCGTCGCGGTGTTGATGGTGAGCTGGAGGTAGTTCGAGGTCGAGATGAGACCAGTTCCCGCGCCGAGAGCAACGGGAGTCCCATCGGTCGCAATCGTGACGGACGCCCCGATGGCGGTCGGAGACGCTCCAGACGCGGTGACCTTCTCGACGGTGAACACGCCCTGCACCGATCCCGACACCCCGACGAGAAACGACAGAGTGGGGATGATGAACGCATCGCACGGGAGTTTCCCGAGGACGTA